AGACTGAAGCGCAAAGGAAGTTTCTTGACACGCATGGGTTCCGCGAAGGGGCCACTGAAGGATGAGAAGGGCAGACCCACTCGTTTAAAGAAGGCATTAGTTGCGTGGGGTCACAGCGGTGACAAGGCTAGTGCTGTTTCAAAGGGTCGCTCACTTCTCAAGCGTTACCAGAACACAAAGAAAAGGAAAGCCAATGCCTAATGTCGCTGGAAAAAGTTACGCCTACAATGCTGCTGGTAAGAAGAAAGCAAAGAAAGCCGCGCAGAGTTTACTCACTAAGCAACAGAGAACGCTTCCGAAGGCTATCCAAGCCAGCATCGTTAAGAAGAAAATGGAGAAGGCATAATGGCAGGTGAAGTTACAGACCCTAGAGCAAAGCTTGCTTTAGCTGCTGGTGGGGCAACGGCTGCTGGCGCAACTCTTGCGGCTGGCAAGATTGCAAGCAAAAAAAAATCATCAGCGGCTAGGCGCGAGGCAATTAGAAAAGAAACTGCGGCGCAACGCCAAGCTAAATTAAAACAAATAGCTGCTGGAGAATCTGCAAGATGGAGGGATTGGGACAAAGCTGCAAAAAAAGGCGAGCGACAAATGGACGATATTCGTAAAAAGAGTGCCGCTGCTGACAGGGATTTTCTAAAAGCTGCAAAAAAAGCTGAACAACAAATGGATCGTCTAAGAGCTATTAGCAATGCTGATATGAACAAGCGTGAAAAGTTAATTAAAAAAGGTCACGTTTCAAATCAAAGAAACATAATTAAAGGCAAAACTTCAAAAACTTTATTACAGATTGCAAAGTCTGTAGGGCTTAAAAGCGTTCCAGCAGTTGGTGCATTTATATCTGCGTTCTCCTCAACGTCTGCTGGTAAAGGCTCTGATCGCGGCTTACCAAGTCGCAACTACAAATTCACACCAAAGGATTAAACGATGACTAAGTATCAAAAACATGATGGCTCAGTCTATGAAGGCCCAGTTCTTGTTATGCCTGATGGACGCATTAAGTCTGGGGCTACATTAACTGCTGATTCTGTTCGCTTGTTTCCAATGCCAGAGCGTTCACGAGATGCAGATGGCGGCTTTCAATCTGATGACCCTTCCACACCAGAAGTCAATGAAGCTTGGGTTGGCGGTAAGGCCCCTAAGAAAAAAGCTGTAAGGAAAAAGAAAAGTGGCAGTTAACGCAGCGGGTAATTACACTAAGCCAACTATGCGTAAGTCTTTATTTAATCGCATCAAGGCTGGCAGCAAAGGTGGTGCTAGTGGTCAATGGTCAGCGCGTAAGGCGCAGATGCTTGCCAAAGCCTACAAAGCCAAGGGCGGAGGTTACACTTCGTGAAGAAGCCACAAAAATCTTTGATGAACTGGACAAAGCAGAAGTGGCGCACCAAGTCAGGCAAGCCATCTACCCAAGGTTCCAAGGCTACTGGTGAGCGTTACTTGCCTGCTGCTGCTATTAAAGCTATGTCTAGTTCACAGTATGCAGCTTCTTCTAAGAAAAAACGTGAAGACAAGTCAAAAGGCAAACAGTTTTCTAAGCAGCCTAAAGCTGCGGCTGCAATAGCAAAGAGGTACAGATGAGTTTTCTGCACACACTCAAAGTAGAAGAGCGTGACCTGCTTCGCAAAATAGTGAAGAAAGTACACCTTGTTCACCACCCAGAAGAATTTTGTAATGACCGCGAGGCTGACAAAGTTATAACCACAATTGGCCCAGAGGTTGTTGAACGCATGATTAGGTTCGGTAAGGACAACAAGGTTGACCAACTTTAATTACAAGCCTGATGGCAATGTATTAAAACAATTCATGAAAGATAATAATTTCTTTCGCGGTATTCGTGGGCCAGTAGGTTCCGGTAAATCTGTTGGTTGCTGCGTTGAAGTGTTTCGCAGAGCCTTAATGCAAGAAAAAAATAAAGATGGTATACGCCGCAGCCGATGGGCAATCATTAGAAACACTAACCCACAACTAAGAACAACCACTATAAAAACTTGGCTTGACTGGTTTCCAGAAGATGAGTGGGGTAAGTTTATGTGGTCGGTTCCATATACCCATTGGATTAAACAAGGTGATTTGGAACTAGAAGTAATCTTCCTAGCACTCGACAGGCCCGAAGATGTCAAAAAGTTACTCTCCCTTGAACTCACTGGCATCTGGATCAATGAGGCTAGGGAGATACCTAAATCAATTATTGACGCATGTACTATGCGTGTTGGTCGTTTCCCTTCTATGCGTGATGGTGGGCCTAGTTGGTCTGGGGTCATCGCTGATACTAATGCTCCTGAAGAAGATCACTGGTGGCCTATCATGTCTGGTGAAGTTCCTGTACCGGATCATATTCCGATAGAGCAAGCGCGTATGCTAGTTAAGCCTGACAACTGGACATTCTATGTGCAGCCATCTGGCATGATAGAAGAAACAGACAAGAATGGCTCTGTACTTGATTACAAAGAAAACAAAAAGGCAGAGAACTGCAAGAACATGCTCAAAACTTATTACCCTAACTTAATTAGAGGTAAGACAAAAAGCTGGATTGATGTATATGTAATGAATAAACTTGGTTCAATCCAAGAGGGTAAGCCAGTGTATCAAAGCTTTGTAGGCGAAACACATATAGCAACAGAAGAAATACCTATTGCTCATGGTGTGCCTTTATATATTGGCATTGACTTTGGGCTTACACCAGCCGCTGTGTTTGGGCAGAAGGTCAGAGGCAGATGGCTAATTCAATCAGAGATTGTAGCTATTGACATGGGCATTGTAAGATTTGCAGAAGTGCTGCGCCAAGAAATTGCTACTAGATTTGCTAACTTGGATGTAAAAATATTTGGTGATCCGGCTGGTGACTTTCGCGCACAGACCGATGAAAGTACACCTTTTCAAATACTTAGGGGTGCTGGGTTAAGAGCAACCCCTGCTCCAAGCAACTCTGTCGATCTGCGTCTTGAGGCTGTTGCTTCTTCATTAAACAAAATGGTTGAAGGCAAGCCAGCATTTTTAATTGATAGACGTTGCCCAACACTTATTAAAGGTTTTGAAGGTGGTTATTGCTATCGGCGCATGCAGGTTTCTGGTGAGCGATTTGATGACAAGCCTGATAAAAACATGTATTCACATATACATGATGCGCTTCAATACTTAATGCTTGGTGCTGGTGAGGGTAGAGCTTTAATATCTGGTCAAAAACCTTTGAGAGCATTTAATGCAAAGTCTGAATTTGATGTGTTTGCAAGAAAGCCAAAGCAACAAAAACGTCAGGGTCTTTGGGCAAGAATGTAAATTGTGCGTTGCGTTGTTTAAATAATTGTGGTTATCAATTTATCTACAGGATGGAGAAGTCAAATGTGTACATCAAGACCAAAAGCACCGCCACCACCAAGACCAGATCCAGTGGTTGAGCAGCAGCAAGAAGAGCAAAAACAGCAAACAACTGAAAAAAAGAAAGACGCTAAAGAAAAAACCTTGCAAAGAACTGTTACACGTTTGCGTGGTGGCAGTGGCAGGCGATCTTTAATTAAAGGTTCTGGCGGCGGCATGGGTTTTTATAATGAGTATCTTTCATGATTCAATATACAGATACATCTGCTAGTGTTCACCAAGGTGGCAAGCTTGCTTTAAAATACTTACAAAAGTATGAGCAGGCTAAGTCATTGCGTGAAAACTTTTTGCCGCTGTTTGAGGAATGCTATGAATATGCATTACCTCAACGTGAATCATTTTATGCAGAATCTGTAGGGCAACGTAGAGATGATAAAATTTTCGATGAAACTGCTGTGGTTGGAGTACAAGAATTTGCTTCGCGCTTGCAGTCAGGCTTGGTTCCTAACTTTGCTAGATGGGCGGATTTTACTGCGGGGTCTGAAGTTCCGACTGAAAACAGAGATGAAGTTAATAATCAACTGGATGAAGTTACGGATTATGTCTTTGAGGTTATACAAAACTCTAACTTCGGTCAGGAAGTTCATGAGTCGTTTATGGATTTGGCGGTAGGCACAGGCGTTCTTTGCGCTACGGAAGGTGATGCAGTTAATCCTGTAATGTTTTCTGCAATACCATTGCCTCATGTAGTTCTTGATACTGGGCCTGATGATCGCGTTGATCATGTGTATCGTGAGCGTTCTGTGCGTAACTCAGATTTACCTGTTATGTACCCAAAGGTTGAACTTTCTGAAAAAATAACGCAACGAATAAAAAGTAATCCAGATGAGCGTACTAAAATATTAGAAGTCGTTTGCAAAGATTACAGCAAAATAAACCAAGAAGCGTTCTTCTTTTATGCAATAGAAACAAACACTAAAGAGATTATTAAGCAAGAACAGTATAATGGTATTGGTTCAAATCCGTTTATATGTTTTAGATGGTCTAAGGTTTCTGGTGAAATTTATGGGCGTGGCCCATTGATGAATGCCTTAAGCGCAATTAAAACTACTAACTTGACTATTGAGTTGATTCTTGAAAATGCACAGATGGCAATCTCAGGCATTTATCAAATGGATGATGACGGTGTTATTAACCCAGATACTATTAATCTTGTCCCCGGAACCGTTATACCAAAAGCCGCTGGCTCCATGGGTTTGCAGCCTGTTCAAGCTGCTGGTTCTTTTGATGTTGCTAATCTTGTGCTTGGTGATATGCGGTTAAATATTAAACGTGCTTTGTACAATGATATGCTTGGCAACCCAGATAAAACACCAGCATCTGCTACAGAAATTGCAGAACGTATGGCTGACTTATCTAGGCGCATTGGATCTGCATTCGGAAGACTGCAAGCTGAATTAGTGCAGCCTGTATTACAGCGTGTAGTTTACATACTTAAAAAACAAGGACGCATTGAACTGCCGACAATGAATGGCAGGGAAGTAAAGGTTCGTTCTATTTCACCTCTTGCACAGGCGCAAGCTAATCAAGATATTTCCTCCGTAGCTAGATTTCTTGAACTTGTGCAAGGCAGATTTGGGCCTGAGCTAACTAACATTCTAATTAACTCAGAAGAAACTGCGGCATATTTAGCCAAAAAGTTTGGTGTTCCAGATAATTTAATTAGAGATTTGGAAGAACGTAAACAGTTAGTGGCTATGGCGCAGCAAATGGCACAACAACAACAAATGCAGCAAATGCAAGGAGGCCCACCAATTGATCAAGGATAGGGATTTCTTAGCCCTTGATGGATTTCGCCGTGATAAGAGTGAAGACACAAAGATAAACTTAAATATAGCTACGTTATTCAACACAGATGCAGGGCGATCTGTATTGAAATACTTGCGTTCCATAACAATTGAACAGGTTAATGGTGCTGGCGTTTCTGACGCTGAATTGCGCCATATGGAAGGACAGCGATATATCGTTGGCCTCATTGAAACTCGTATGCAAAATGCACACAAAAACAAAGAGGTTAAGACATGAACGAAGAAACACAAGTAGAAGATTCTGGGGTAGTTACTGAAGGTGGAGACCCTTTACTGCAAACAGATGAGCAGGCTCGTCCAGATTGGCTGCCAGAAAAATTTAAAACAGCAGAGGATTTGCTAGCCTCATATACAAATCTTGAAGGAAAGCTTGGTCAAAAAGATGAAGACATTCGCAACGCTCTCATTGAAGAGTTAAGCAATGAGGCTTTTGCTAATCGCCCAGAAACTGCTGGCGACTACCAATTGCCGGAAACAATTGATGACGAAATGGCTACTGATAACGAGCTTCTTAAGTGGTGGTCTGAAACTGCATTTGAAAATGGATACAGCCAAGAGCAGTTTGAAGAAGGCATCAACATGTACGCTGAAGCTTTAAGTGCTGGTGAGCCTGATTATGATGCAGAAGTTTCTAAACTTGGTGACAATGCTGAAGCTAGGCAAGAAGCGGCTAGCTTGTTTGCTAATCAATTCTTTGAAGAGCAGCATCTTCCGGCTATTGAGCGTATGTGTGAAACAGCGGATGGCATTGAAGCACTTGAGTTTATGATGCAGTCAATGAAACAAGGTGGGCCATCTATTGATGGGCAAGCTGTTGCCACAGTTACCCAAGAACAACTCAATCAAATGATGTTAGATCCTCGGTATCATGATCCAGTTAAACGAGATCAAACATTTATTGCTGAAGTAGACGCTGGGTTCAAACGCCTTTATGGATAAAGAAATAGGCAGAGCTGGAAGAGTTAGCTTGATAAAAGCTACCCCTGATCACGCTAGGTTGATTGCTGACAGCCTTAGAATGCTTGACGCTAGAGAGTGCCTTATACACGGTTTGCAGCCGCTAGAGGCTCTTCTAGAGCCTTTTACGCAAGATAATCACAGAACCTATTCTATTAGGCATGATGATACTGTGATTGCTATGTGCGGTACAGTGCCTATTAGCAATGATATTGCTAGGGTTTGGATGCTCGGTACAGATGATATAAACAAAAATTGGGTTGGGTTCTTGCGAGGATGCAAACCAGCTATAGATATCTTGCAAAGTGACTATTCAATAATAGAAAACTTTGTACCAGAGGATCATACCGACACGGTAATGTGGCTTACATGGTGTGGTTTTGTGTTTGATGAAGAGCCATACAACTTCCATGGGCATAACATGATGCGTTTTGTGCGTTGCAGAAAACAAGAAAATAATGTTTATTATCTTAATCGGCCTGTAATGCATTGAGCGACCCATACGGATAATCGCATTGAAAGTGAAAAACAGACAACCGCAGTAAGTATATCAACCTTAATCCTATGAAGAGGACTGTAAAATGGCGAATACAATTGACACCGCCTTTATTAAACAGTTTGAATCAGAGGTTCACATGGCTTATCAGCGCATGGGTTCTAAACTGCGGAACACTGTGCGTACTGTATCAAGCGTCCGTGGGAACACTGTTCGATTCCAAAAAATCGGAACAGGCTCTGCTTCAACTAAATCACGAAACGGTATGGTAACTCCAATGGAGTTGGCACACACCAACGTAGAAGCAACAATGTCTGATTTCTATGCTGCCGAGTATATCGACAAGCTAGACGAACTGAAGACAAACATTGATGAGCGTCAAGCTGTAGCAAAATCTGCTGCTGCTGCCCTTGGTCGTAAGACTGATGAGATTCTTATCACTGCTATGGATGCTGGCGCAAACTCAACTCAAATTAGCGCAACTGGTGCTGCTCTTACAAAAGCAAATCTGTTGACTCTTTTTGAAACATTTGGTTCAGCTAACATCCCAGAAGATGGTGGGCGTTATCTTGCGATGCACCCTGCTGGTTACGCTGACTTGTTCAACATTACTGAGTTTGCTTCAAGTGACTTTGTTGGTGAGCAAAGCCTTCCTTTTGCTGGCGGCATGACAATGAAAGAATTTCTTGGTTTCAAGATTTTCTCTACATCAGCCGTTACTGCTGGTAAAAATATGGCGTATCACACATCATCTATTGGACTTGGTATCGGTGCAGACGTTACGACTGAACTGAACTATGTCCCAGAGCGTGTGTCACACCTTGCAACCTCAATGATGTCCATGGGTTCTATTGTTATTGATGACAATGGTATCTATGAAGTCCTTGACAACAACTAGGAGGATTAGACATGGCATATGCAGCATCTGGTCTTAATCGTCTTGCAGGGGCGTCTAATGGCAACCTGTGGTTTTATAGTACCGCAGACGCTATTGCTACTGTAAACACAGAAGGTTATTTTAATGACGCAGCAAACATGCTTAATGTTCGCGATGTTATTATTGTAGCTGACACAAACACACCAACAACAAGTTTTGTTAGTGTGCTTTCCAATACTGGTTCTGTTGTAGATGTATCTGATGGTACAGCTATAGCTGAAACAGACACCGACTAAAGGAGTAGGGGGGTCAAGGTATTAACTTACCCCCCTAACCATATATGGCAGTTACCAGTACAACAGCTAACTCACCAATAGATATTTGCGCTAGAGCGTTAATTCTTATTGGCGCAGATCCAATTACATCATTTGATGAGAATACAACTGAAGCACTTGTGGCTTCAAATATGTATGAAGATGTTGCTAGAGCTTCATTAGTAAATTCACGCTGGAGATTTGCGACAAATCAAGGGTTGTTAAATTTATTATCTGCCAAACCTACAGGTAGATACGACAGGGCGTATCAACTTCCGGCAGATTTATTAATGCTACATGCTGTTACAGTAGGTGATTTGCCTATTGAGTATCAAATATATGGTAATAAAGTTTTTGCTGATACAGACCCCGCCGACATTGTTGTGGCTGATTACACATTTAGAGCTAATGAGCAAGACTGGCCTTCATACTTTACAATAGCTGTTGAATATTCTTTGTCTGTAGTTTTTGCAACGTCTATTGCAAGAGACGCAACGCTTGCTGCTCTTATGAAAGAGCAGGCTAGAGAGTCAATGGCAAAGGCTAGAAGTCTTGACTCACAGCAGCAGACTTCAAGAAAACTTACTACTTCGAGGTTTATTGCTGAAAGGCGTAGCTAATGCCTAGAATATTGGTTCCGCTTACAAACTTTCAATTTGGTGAAGTAAGTCCGTCTTTGATTTCAAGGACAGATACAAAGGTGTATCCAAACGCAGCTAAAACTATTAATAATTTTTTGTTGCGTAATGAAGGCGGATTAGTAAAACGCTTTGGCAGCAAAAGAATATATGAGTACGAAACAACTTACGACTCAAGTAAGTCGCAGCAAATAAGACTTGTTCCATTTATATTCTCTGATGACGAGCGTTATATTGTTTCGCTTGAGGACGCAAAAATCAGGGTATTTCAAATTCATCCCACAACCGGAAATGTAGCTTTTTGTTTTGGCGCATCAGTAGATTCTAATTATAACGCATTACCTTTTACTGCCGATATTCTTCCTGAGTTAACATTTGCTCAATCTGGCGATGTTATGTTTATTGCACATCAAACTTTTATGACGCGTAAACTTGTACGCACAAGTTTAACTACTTTTGTTATAGAAACATTTTCTTTTGAAGATAGCGCAGATGGATACAGAAACAATCAACCATATTATTCTTTTCAACCGCTTGGCGTTACGCTGGACCCATCGGCCTCAAGTGGCAATGGGGTTACAGTCGTAACAAGCGCAGCTTATTTTGACACTAGCGGTACTGCAAGCGGTGGTGTTTATCCAGATTCAAAACACGTTGGCGTTACATTACGATATCATGATAACGAAATATATATAACTTCTGTTCAGTCATCAGTGCAGGCAATTGGAAACATACAAAATTCATTAACTGTTCGCCTTGATGTAGATGCGCTGGAAACTACAGATGGCCTTGCCGACATACAAGTTACCTTTGCTTTACATGGATTAAAAGTTGGGGATGTTTTTGTAGTAGCTTCAGCAGGTGCTGTTGGTGGAATAGCAAGAACTAATATAAACGGTACGCGAACTGTTGCAGAAGTAATTGATGAAAATGTTTTTGTATTTGCAGCAGGTGCAAATGCAAATGAATCTGTTGTTGGGGGCGGTTCTCCCAAGATAACCACGCATGCACCTACAACCGCTTGGTCTGAGCAATCATACTCTTCATTGCGCGGCTACCCAGCAGCGGTAGCGTTCCATGAAAATAGGCTGTGGTTTGGGGGTACTATTGCTCAACCAGATGGTTTATGGGGCAGCAAAAGTTCTGAATATTTTAATTTTGACGTTGGTGATGGACAGGATAATGATGCAATAGATCTTACTTTAAGCATTGGTGAGATAAACACTATAAGGCACATTATATCTAATCGTGATTTACAAGTTCTCACATCTACATCTGAGTTTTATATTCCAGCATTTTCAGAAAAACCTATTACACCTACTAACGCTCAAATAAAAAGACAAACTCCATACGGTTCAGAGTTTATGAGACCGTATTCTTTTGATGGTGCAACGATATATGTGCAGAGACATGGGTCTGTAATTAGAGAATTTGTTTATGACGATAGTGAGGGTGCTTATGTATCTAATTCTATAAGCCAGTTATCACCTCACTTAATAAAAAATGTAATACAAACAAGTGTTTTAAGAGGTGCTATCAATAGACCGGAATCTTATGCGTTTTTTATAAATACTGATGGCACTATAGCAGTGTTTACTTCAAACAGAAGTGAGCAACGTGCTGGATGGAGCCAGTTTACAACATCAGGTAAGTTCCATTCTATCTGCACAATTGATGAAAGAGTGTTTGTTCTTGGCCTTTATGATGTTGGAGATGGAACACAAAAATTTATTTTTTCAGAGTTTGATGTTTCTATGAACTTAGACTTCTCAAATAACTTTACAGGAACAGCAGGTGTCTTTGATGTTTCTTCACACTTTGAAAATGGCGCGGTTGTACAAGTTATTAATGGCACAGATTACATTGGTGAATTTACTGTAGCGGGTGGTAATGTTGATGTGTCTTCTGTTGCTTTAATAACAAGCGCAGAGATTGGTTATAAATTTGATGTTGTTGCAGAAACATTACCAATAGACGCACAGGTTGCTGGTGGGCCATTAACTGGTCAACCAAGATCTGTAAACAGAGTTGTGCTAGATTTGCTTAACACCTTATCTATAAGTGTAAACGATAAAGAACTTATTATACGCACTGTCCTTGATGACCTTAGTCTTGACAGGGTTGCGGTTGAGGGCAAGAAAGAGTTTAGGTTACTTGGTTACAGCAAAGACCCAACAATTAAAATTACACAAAAAGCACCATTGTCCTTACAGGTAAATGGTTTGATAGCAGAGGTGACATTCTAATGTTTCAATTCATAATGGCAGGTGCTTCAATTCTAGGTGCATACGCGACAATCCAAGCTGGAAAAAGCGCACAAGCTGCTGCAAATGCAGAAGCTGCACAGTTAGAGCAAGAAAAAAAACAAAACGAAGTTATTGCAGGTCAAAGACACACTGATCGTTTAGATCAGTATGACGCTGCAAGAGCAAACAATCTTGCTTGGTTTGCTTTTTCTGGCAGAGATGTTTCTGATAGGTCGGTAAAAGCATTTATGGATAAACAGCGCGAGGTTGCCTACACAGACGTTGCTAGATCCGATGCTCAAGGATATGCAGATAGCTCACAACTAGCTATGCAAGCTCAGGTAACAAGGATGCGAGGGGCAAACGCAAGGCGTTCTGCAAACATACAAGCACTATCAACACTATCATCAGGATTGTATCAATATAATACAGTAAAGAGTTAGCAGTATGGCAGTAATTAGAGAAAAGCAACAATTCCGCAATCAACGCATTGGTGTTGTGAAGATGGATACTGGTGCTGAAAATTATTATAACACTGTAGCTAATGCAGCCGACAATTTAACACAGATTGCTTTTAAAGAAGCTGGTAGGCAAGCTCAAGAAAAAGGTAAGGAAACTGCTGAAGCTGTTAAAACGCAGGCTTTGCGTACTATAAATCCAGAAACTGGAAAGCCAGAAGCTTACAATGTACCAGAAAAATTTGGCACAGTAGCGCAGGCATCATACGAAGAAGTTCTTGATCGCAGATTTATTAATGACGTTGATCAACAAATTAAAGACCGTGGGCGTGATTTATTTTTAAAATATCAAAACGATCCTCATGGTGTTGAAAAATATAGTCAATCAATGGAAGACTATGTTGCTCAGATGATTGAGCCTAAAAACAATGCAGGCATACTAAACGATAGATTTAAAAACATAATTAAAGATACAGGTGCAGCATTCATTGCCAGCACTAAGTTCAACCTTATGAGCAAGAGAGCAGCTATTGTTGCCGATCAGTTAAGGGCAGGGCTTGATCAAGACGCAATTAATGCAAGTGAAGAAATTGTATCGGTAATCCAAGCCGGAGACCCTTTAGATTATGAGGGCGGAGAAGCTACTAGAACAAGTCAGCTTATTGCTGAATCAGCTATTGCTGAAATGGATGCAGGTTTAGAATCTGGAATACTTACAGTTCCACAGCATAAAGCTAATGTTCAATCTATTTTAAAAGCACTTCCAGAAGGAATGCTTACAAATCGGATGAATTACAATTCTAGTTATGTTGATGATAATAATGTAACAAAACAAATGAACTCTAATGTTGGCATTCTTATAGAAAGTGCAATTGATACAGGCATTATTCCGGATAATTTACCTAAGTCCCTTGTGCCTCAAGTGCAAGCAATACTCGATTCAGATGGGTACAAAGAAAACAAAAAGTCTATACAGCAAAAGGTAGGAGACTTGCGCCTAGGTCTTGAACGGCGTGAGGCAGAAGTTAAGAAAAAAACACAAACGCAAATAAATAGAGACAACGTAGTCGATAAAAATTTTGTTGTTGATTCAACGGACGCGGGAATAAAAGATGCTGTTGACTTTCATATAGCTGGGCAAATTGATGGAATAGACCCAGAAAACCCTAACATGGTTCCTTATTTTTCTAGCGAAGAATCAACTAAAGAAGATGCTGTTTGGAAATTTTTTCTTGCTAAAAAAAATGTAATATCAACAGGTATGGAGTTGAGTTTAAAAAGACTTGCTAGACTTGAGCCAATGGAATCTCAAGAAATGAGAACACTTCTTAGCCATTACAACTATTTATCTAAAGTAAATATTGGAGGCTCTATTGTTAATAAAACATTAGATTCAACTTTATCAAAAGAAGATAACGCATTTTTACGCACTTTAAATGCTGTAACCATAGTTGGTGGTGCTGAAGACATTGTTTCTTTTGCAGCTAAATTAAAAGAAAATATGCAAAACACACCTCTTGTAAACAACACAATTAAATCTGTGTTTGATGCAGACGATAATGTTTCGGCTAAAGATGTTTTAACTTCTTATTTGCAAGAAGAATTTGGAACTGATTATGAAATGATTGAAACTGTAAGACCATATGCAAAACATTTAATTATGTCTGGCGTTAAAAAAGACGATTTAGATAATCATATAAATGAAATGTTTGAAACTTCATACATTGAAACAGATGGTGTTGTTGTTGATAGATACAATTCAAACAGCACTAAGTCTATGTTTGCGATAAAAAGAATATTGCCGGATAACGCAGAAAGACAAACTTTCTACAAAAACGCTACCGAGTTAGTGCAACAATTAAGCGGTGAAAATTTTGTCTTAGATGATAGGTATTTTGGAATTGATAGAAACAGACAAGTTAAACTTGTTCCAACAACAGCAAGTGCATTCCAACCTGATTCATTGCCTTTAGAATACAAGTTAGAAGATGATTTGTCAGAAGAGGGGTTTGTTACAAGAAACTCAGAACTAAAAACATTTCAATATATAGCTTATTATGTTGCTGATGATGGTCAACTTAGAATGATACCTAGTAAAACAGGTGGCCCAATACTTATTGGAACAGAGTTAGCTTATGATGATATTTTCAATATAAGAAAAGAAAGAGAACAAGACGAAATATATGATTCTAATGCAAAAACATTAAGAGCAATAGAAATAAACAGAGTAACCAAGGCTAGAATTAACAGAAATATTGAAGCTTTAAGTAATATAAAATCGCCATTTAAGGGTAAAAATTAATGCCGATTAATCCTTGGGAAAATACACAGCCGACTTTTATTGAGTCAGATGTAGCTGATAGGCAGCCCTTACAACGTGTAGAACAACCTGAGTTTTTTGCTGACACTATTCCGGCAGCACTTGGCTATCAATACGTTCCTATATTTAATGTTGTTAAAAACGCTGTTAATCATGGAACAGAGATTCAACAAGGGTACAACGCTCTTGATGATATGGGTGGTTATGAAGAATATAAACATCATCTTATGAACGCTGTAAGCGAAGATCACATGCAAGATCTTAAGATGCAATTAAACGAAAACAAAAAACGCAGACAAGTTTTAGCTGATTCATCATTTTGGGCAAATCTTGGTGCTGGTGTATTTGATCCAATTAACTTAGTAGCCTTACCATTTGGCGGTGTAGCGGCTACTGCTGGCAGACAGTTTTTGCGTACTGGTGTTGGCGTAGGTGTAACACAAGCTGGCTTAGAGGCCGCTCGTGCGCCGTTTGATCCGCTTTCAACGAAGACTGAAATAGCAATGAACATAGGTTCAGCTTTTGTTATTGGCGGTGCTATTGGAACTCTTGCGTCTATACCATCTAGACGCAGAGGTGCTGTAATAAAAAAGACAGAGGAAGATGTTTTTGAGTTTACAGAAGCTGTAAAAGATTTTACGGCTGAAGATGTTGCTTTGATTGGCACACGAGAGCAAAGGCCACTTGGCAAAAAAACTGTAAATGAAATTAATGACCTTGAGGTTAAAACTCCAAAGACTATTGAGGGTCTTCAAAAAGCATTAGAAGACAACAGGCGCAAACTCAATGCTAAAACAATAACTCTTAAAGAACATAATGCCGCAGAAGCTGCAATATCGAATGACATTGCCGCTGCCAAAACAAGATTGGGTGCAGCAAAGCAAGAACGGTTGTTACGCCGCGCAGAAGAAATACAAGGTTTAGAAAAACCAGAACCGTTTAATATGCCAAGCAATGTGTTTACTGATTCATGGCTCTATACAGGCGTATCAACAGGCATGAAGCGTATTTTGCGTAGTAAGGTGCCTCAAAGCGTAAAGCTTGCTACAATCAAGTTAGCAGGCGATAGCGGCATATTGTTAAAATTAAATCAATACGGCATGGCTACACCTAAGTCTGTATATCAATATGCACAAACTAGAAATGGTGAGTGGGTAAAAGCATACACTGATATGATGCGCCAATTTGGCGAGCATACTAAACGAGGTGGTTCTGTAGTAGTAGCTGATGTAAACCTATCAAACTTTGATGGTTCATTTTCTGCATATTTAAAAGAAGTAAATCGCAAATATATTAATGGCGATAAGCCAACAACCACTGCGGAAAAAGAATCTATTGAAGCATTAAAAGCTTTCTATAAAACATGGGAAGATAGGCTTAAAGAAGTTGGTATGCTTGGTGATGTTAAGCGTTTGCAGCGTAGTATTGTTGAAAAAGAACAACAGCTTATGGAAATACAAGACAAAATTGATGAGCTTGAATCTGCGTTTAATAACAAACAAAAACAAGGCGGAACGCCTAAACAGTTTGATTACTTGCAAAAATTAAAAGAACGCTATGATCGCAAAGAACAATCACTTCTTAATGATGAAACAAGTTTACAGTTTGCAAAAGACACAACAGTCACACCATCTGGTGAAGAATTTATGTTTCCTAGATATTGGAACAGAGATGCTATTAGGGAAAACAGGCAGCAGTTTGAAAAAATATTAGCAGATCATTTTGAAGAACATAATGTAATTTATGTAGCTAATGAATCTCAAGAGCGTCCTCTTTCTAATTTTATTGATATGTCTAATGAGCAGCTTGTATCTAAGCTAGGGCAAAATTTTAATGTTAGAAAAGTTGTAGATGGTTTTGAAGCTGTTCAAAAAATTAAAGAGCATCATCCTGATGGTGCGCTTGGCATGCATATGTATTTTGATAATGAGGCTGGCATTGTCTACATTGACAAGGCTGGTGCGTTTCGTAAGTACGGACGCTTTAAAGAAGCTTTGCTAGATAAAAAAGCTGCTTACGCAAAGAACGACACCTTTGGTGCTAAAAGTAATTTTAGCAATGAAGTGTATCATCACAATGCATTTATGTTGAATAATTCAGATGCATTTCGCTCATATAGAGACTATGCAGATTTTGTTTTGTTGCATGAGTTTCAACACGGAACTTTAAAACGTAAGTACAAAGAAGATAACGTAAGCTATGAGATGCGTGTAAATGAAGCTGCACTTGATTTTATGAAACAGCAGCATTTGCAAATGCGTAAAACATCACCACGTTTTGTTAGACAGGAGCTAGACAACAGCAGAGCCGCTGTTGAATTGCGAGCAAAAGAAGCTGTAGATAATATTTTAGATATGGCTAACACGGCAGATGATATGAATGCTTTCTATGGTGCTGGCAAATCTAAACACACACGCCACAGAACATTAGATATACCAAATGCAAAAGTATTAGATTACATACAGAATGATCCGCTGGCTGTTATGAGAGCGTACACACAAAGAGTTGCCCCGCAGTATGAGTTTGCAAAAATGTTTGGCGGCAAGTCTATAGAAGATGTTCTTGATGATGTAGAAGCAGACATGATTGTTAATGGCAATACTGTTAATGAAATAAACGCAACACGCAAAGACATATTGCATTTACACGACCGTGTAGTTGGCACAGTATTGCGTGAACCGCATTCATGGGATCAACGTACAGCTACAGTCCTCAGAGACTTTGCACAGCTTAACTATCTTGGTTCTGCTGGGTTTTCAACATTGCCTGATTTTGCAAAGATTATGATGGAGCATGAACTTGGTGATGTGTTCAAGTCTTTATTTAGCACAATCTCAGACTCAAGAATACGCCAAACATCAAAGGAAGCTGGGCTAAGTGGCGAAGCTATTGAGGTTCTGTCAGGCGATGTTCACATGCGTCTTATAGACGATGTAACTAACAATCCGTTTAATGAAGGCACTTACGACAAGTACATGAGCAAACTTAAGTGGGGCTTTTACCAAGCAAACTTACTTGCTCCTATGACTAACACTATGAAGAAGTTAGACGCTATTGTTAGAGGACATTCACTAATACAAATGTCTATGCGCCTTGCTGGTAGCGGTAAGAAAGCTACTAAGTTCGAGGTAGAGTATCTTGCTCGTTATGGCATTGATCAAGCAAAAGCTAAACGTATTCGTGAACTTGTTGATAACGGCACTATTGAACAAACAGATAAAGGTTTGTATTTACCGAACACAGAAAAATGGCCTAGACAGTACGAAGATTTAAAACTAGAGTTTCGTAGCTCGCTTAACAGCGGGATTATGAATACAATTTTAATGGGTACACCAGCAGATAAACCAAACATTGTTGATGGCGTTGTTTATGTCCCATACCGCATAGCTAAACAATTTGGCGGCAAAGAAGACCCTAAATACCGTGGCTACACACGAATAGAAAACGGATTGCTTGGTCTTCCATTCCAGTTCTACTCATACACATTAGCAGCGGTGAACAAAATTACAGCTTCATATGCTACAGGTCAGGCAAGAAACAGAGCAGTAGCATTAGCGGCATCTATGGGTTTAGCTTACATGGGCCTTGAGCTAAAGAACCCTGATTTTGTTATGGATGAAATGCCGCTATCAGACAAGATTGCTCGTTCTTTTGACATGTCTGGTATAGCTGCTTTGTATTCAGATAGTCTTTACACAGCAATGAATACTTCAATGGCTCTTGGTGGGCCTGATATTTCTATGGGTTTGCTGCAACCAAAATTTCCACAAGAAGAAAACATTGCTGATGCTTTTGTGGGTCTAGCAGGTGCTGGCCCAAGTTATGGTTTAGATGTTGGCAGAGGTGTCAAAGAATTTATTGACGGTAATTATGGTGAAGGCAGCAAGAAGTTAATTAGAGCATTGCCAACTGCAAGACTTTGGATGTGGAAAGATTTTATGAATGAAGCTAGTAATGCTTTTACAGCAAAACGTTACTAATTGTGCGTTGAGCATTTTGTTAAACAGGAGTAGGGTTTTGGCATGACAATAAATTTAGCTGATAACGTACCAAGAAATAGTTACGATCTTGCTGCTGGTGCCACGCAGCAAGTATTTACTGTTGATTTTGAATTTTTTGATGATGCTGATTTAAATGTATACATAGATGGCGTTCTAAAAACATTAACATCAGATTATCTTACAGCAGATAACAATGATGTTAGTGCTAGAACTGTACATACATCAGGCACAGATGGATTTATTCATTTTACAAGTTTGATTACAGGTGCTGCTGGTAATTCAAAAATTGTTATAACTCGTGAAATTGATATTGAACGAGTAACTGACTTTCCATCATCTGGCCCATTTGACATTGGCTCTTTAAACACAGGCTTAGATAGACTTACAGCTATTTCTGCCGACCTAAACGATGAAATTAAACGGTCAATACGCCTTGTAGATTATGACGAATCTGTATCATTAACTATACCAGAAGCTGCAACTAGAGCAGGTAAATTTATTGCATTTGATTCGACAGGCGCAGCAATTGCTTCTTCTCAAGGTTCTTGGCAAGGCAATTGGTCATCTGGGTATACATATGCACAAGGTGATCTTATTAAAGATACGTCTGATGGCAGTATTTATATTGCCAATACATCACACACTTCGTCTGGATCTCAACCAATATCATCAAATGCTGATGTTGCTAAATGGGATCAGTTAATTGATCTTACTTCTGTAACAACATCAGAAAATAATGCAGCTAGCAGCGCAACCGCTGCGGCTGGTAGTGCCACGGCTGCGGCAGCAAGCGCAACAGCGGCGGCATTTTCTGACGATTGGGCAGTCAAAACAGATGGCGTTGTTAATGATGGTGTAACAACAGATTACTCATCAAAAGCGTATGCCATTGGTGGTACTGGTGTAACGGATAGTTCTGGTAAAGGCCCAGCAAAAGACTGGGCTATTGAAACAACTGGTCAGGTAGATGGCACAGAGTATTCTGCTAAAGAGTATGCCGTTGGCACACAGACCAGAGGCACAACAGGATCAGCAAAAGATTGGGCTACTTATACTGCTGGCACAGTAAACGGCTCACAATACTCAGCTAAATATTGGGCAGAGCAAGCGGCTGCTAGTGCTGATAACGTAGATGATTTGTACCTTGGCCCCAAAAGCGCAGACCCAACAGTGGACAATGATGGTGATGCTTTAACTACTGGTGATTTGTATTTTAATACAAGTAGCAATGTTTTGAAGGTTTATGACGGATCAGCTTGGAATGACGCTGCTGTAGACACCAGTTCGTTTGCAACAAAAGGCTTTAGTATAGCTGTAGCGATTGCCTTATAGGAGTAACAAATGGCACAAGATTTTAGACGATATATGCTGCAAGGGGTCGGAACTGTAGCTGCTGACATTCCTGATGGTGGCAACTTTGATAGTTACGATACGCTGGTAGGCATTCACCTGACCAATATATTAACAAATGCAATTACAGTTGATGTTTATATTCAGCATACAATCAACGGTACACCTACCAACCATTACCTTATTAAAGGCGCACCCATTGCTGCTGGCGGGGCTTTGCAGTTGCTTGATGGCGGTGCAAAGATAGTAGTCCAAACTGGCGATAGATTGTGGGTAAAGTCAGACACTGCATCATCGTTGGATGTATGGGTATCCGCTGTTGACGCGATTAGCGCATAGGAGCAATTGATGGCTTACATAGGCAATCAACAGACACAAGGCTTTAGCAGCATCCCTGCCAAACAAGACTTGACTGGTGCTACTGGCACTAGCCTGACGCTATCTCACGCTGTAGCCAGTGCAGAAGGCATTGACCTGTTTATCAATAATGTCCGGCAAGAGCCAACCACAGCTTATTCTGTTGGTGCTGATGGCGTAACAGTAACGCTCACAGGCTCAGTGGTAGCCTCTGATGATATTTATGTTGTCTACAATTCACTGGCTTTGCAAACCACAGTAACGCCTGATGCGTCTGTAAGCACAGCCAAGATTATTGATGGCTCTGTTACTAGCGCAAAGCTAGATACCAACATCGACATTGCTGGAACATTAGATAGCACAGGCATTATTACTGCTGACGCTGGGATTAAGTTAGGCACTGGCACAGATATTCTAAATTCGTTTGAAGAGGGAACTTGGACACCAACTAATACCGCTGGTGTTACTCTTACCGTTTCAGCAAATCGTTATCAACGAATTGGAAATTTAGTTTTCATCAACGCTT